ATATGCATCGTTTACCCCTCCCACACTTTGGGCTGCTGCCCCCGTTCCATTACCTGCGGATAAGTCCTCGGTACTTGAAAAGTCAGATGTGTACACATCCACATCCTCATTCACAAAAGCAAGGAGACCAGAGATATCCAAATCCTCTCCATTGGCATCGTATCCAATATCTTGCTCCGCATCATCGCTTGACCTCCGCACCCGGATCAATCCTCCGGTGTATGTGTTGGTCAATCTCCTTGTGCTATATCCAGCCGTTGCACCGGTGTATGTGTCCAAAATTCCGCTGAATGTTGGATTGTCCGGTGATTGTGGTGTGATGGATATGGATCTCCCTAAAAAGAGGAGGATGTCGATGCCACATTGCATCTTTTCATATGTCGCTCCCTCGGATCTGACATGATCCTTGAACGAGACAAACTCCGGGAATTGGAAACAATCCGGTGTTGCCTCGTTGATGATCGATCCAGCGGTGCGATACTTATTCTCACCCCAATTTGTGTCGCAATAAATCTTTCCCCAACTCATATCAGAAACTCCATCGTGTTAATCTCCTGGTGCTGGTGGGATATTGCCCATCCAATTGGCTCTCGGTGTACTCCGGAAAATTAGATGTGTAGTAGCACAGATGATCTATCAATCGTTTGCGGTAATGATCTCCATTGTCCCTTGATTTCTGCACCAACATCAGCACCTCATCAAGAGATGGTGTCGTGCTATTCTCCGAAATGTGCCGGAACACTCCTCCATTGCTGATCTCATATGCATGGAATTGCAGAAATTCACTCATCGCATAGTGGATGATCACCGGTTGGATGAAATCGGTGAGGAGTTCATAATACACTCCGGATGTTGTTCCAGCGGTGATGATCTGCTCGATCTTCTGATACAACTTTGTCCCCAACAATGGAGTGATGTGGAGGTCTTGTGCGGTCTTGATGTGTGGGATGATCTTGTCAGTATCCACATTTCCACCGATGGATGTGTACCTCAACAGATCTTCCCTCCTTATGAATAGAACATCGCTCATCGGTTATCCTTTTTTGGTTACAAATCCCCGATCATCCATGTCCTTTGGCTTTGTGATGGCTTCCTGGTATCCTTTGGGTTCGAGTTTTGCATTCGGCACACCATCAGATTTCGCAGTTGATCCGGGGATCTCATTGTAATTCTTATCCAAGTTCCGATCGGTTGTGCCTTTCTCGGATTCGTCCAATGGTCGCACCTTTCCTTTGTCGGTTTTGCGTTTGAATACCATCCGCACCCAACGATGATAACATCCACCACCTCCCTTGAATTTCCAAATGTCGTATTTGGATTGTCCTTTCTTCGCCCATTCACCATTGATACCGGCATCGCTCATCTTGTCGATGTCATCTCTGCGATATATCACATTGGCTTTGGCATTCCTTACCATCGTGCGACAAAAAATCCTGGAGACCACCTCACCTTTGTCATTGCGTGTCTCCTCCGGTGGATCGTACCGATACCTCACACGATAGATCCCCGAATCATCCTCACTCTTTGCATCCGGATCGGCAAATCGTTTGAATAAGGTGAAGAAATCGGAATCCGGTTGGTCGTAATCTTCGACCACCTCCTCATGCACCAACTCCCATTCATCCTCATCGATGGTCTCTCCCTTGTCGGATAGGTAATCAACCCAAAATTGTGCATCCTCCTCCTCCAATTTGGGCATGTTGGATGCCAACTGCACCTCCTCGGATCGAAACATCTGCTCTGCGACATCCTTTGTCAATCCCAACATGCTGACCAAAATGGTCATGGCTTGAGATTCGGTCAATTCACCGGATTGATTCCTTGAAATCACATCCAATGCGGTGGTGATCTGTTGTGCGGTGTACGATACCTCAACATCTCCGGCATCTTCCTCACTCGATTTGAATGGGTTTGATGTCTTGAATGATATGTCAACTTTGAGATCCTGGTCACGCAATATGTATTGCATCCCCTCGATGATCAGATCTTGAAATGGCTTGATCACCGAGTTGTTGAAGAGGATAGATGCCTTTTCCAATTCATCGGCATTGTTGCCCAATCCGGTGTTGTCCTTAATTCCCAACAACATTGGAGAGGTAATCCGGTGAGATACCATGATTTTTCTCATGCACTCCGATGAGAGGAATTCATATAAGTTGTGAGCATCCGACAACTGCACCGGTTCGATCGTTGCGCTCTTTTCCTTGTCATCGTTGAATGCAATGATCGTGCGACCGGCATTGGATGACCCACCCCATTTGGAATTGATGTCCCTCTCGATCTGATCTTGCTCCTCCTCGGTCGGGATGCCGTTGTTGAAATTCACCAACAGACCAGGAGCCAGACCATTGTGGATGGCATTGAGATGATAGTTGGATATCTCTCCCTCCAATTCGGCATACTGCAACCCACCTTGATAATCCACCGGAGTGAAATAAACAGATCCAGCGGAATACGAATCAATGCTCAAGATGGCAAACTGATCACCATCAGATTGATATCCGTATGCTGGAATCTTTTGCAGTTCAAATCCTCTTTTCCCAACCTTGCTCCAATCCGAACAGAAATAGAAACAATCGATCTCACCATCCTCATTCAAGATGCCTGGTCGGATCGTGTCCCTTGCAATGTGAGAGACTGCGATCAGTTGACCTCCCTCAAAGGTGCATTGGAATGATGCATGTCCAAACAATTTCAGATCGTGGCATACTTTCCGGATGCAATCGGCATTGAACAATGATTGATACATTGCCCAATCATTGACATCGGTCTCATCCATGTTCACCTCCACACCATCCCCATAGATGAGATCGGATATCCCCTGGATGGATGCATTGTTGGTTGGTGAGGTATGAAATAAATCGATGAGGTGCTGATAATACTCATCGTTCGCACCATATTTCACATACCCACCTTTGGCATTCTCCTCGATCTTTGGTGAGGTATATGCACTCATCTTCACCACCCGGTGAGATTTGAGGTATTGCTTTAAGTTGTCAGCCATGATCGATTTGGTTTCGGAGGTGCGCTCATCGGATCATCGGCATAAATGGAGTATTTCAGATCCGGAGTCTCATCGGTGATCAGAACCTTTCCCCGGTATATCTCCTCCGACAACTCATCTTCATCAAATGCGGTGACGATCTTATTGAATGCATCGTTGTGTGTGATGTTTGCCAGGATCTCGGATGGTTGCTCTCTGATCTGTTCAACAAGTCCTCCCGGTGTCCCTACTTTGAACACACGCAAATACACAAATTCTCCCTCCTTGTATGTGGGGATGTCACGATTTGAAATGACAATCCATGATCCGGAGATGTTTCCGGTCAAGGTATTGAAAAAAAGATCTGATTTTCCGGTGTGTTCTCGTTCACCCCATGCAATGATTGAATCAGCATCGGTGATTGTCCGGGGCATGAATCTCCATGTGTTGCCCTCACTCGATGTTGTCCACACTTGCATCAAACAAATTTAGCGAATTTTAGCATCTCTCCATTGGACGAAACAAACGGCAATCCGTTGTTGTTTGTTGGGATATTCCTTGACCATGACATCATCCGAGGTGCATCTCTGCATGAATGATTTTTGATCCTCTTGGGGTGTGGGTTTTGGTATTGGCATCCCTAAATGTAAAAAAAAAGGGAGCAAATGCTCCCTCCTCCCCTAAACAACAACAGATGTGGTTGCTGAATTTTATGAGATCAGACTTGATGGATCAGCGTTGTACAATGGCAACTCTCTCTCCATTCCCTCGATGGTGATGGTGTATCCATAGAGGTCACCCAATGCCGTTCCGGTTTGAGCCGTGCCGGTGGTGACATCTGCACCATACTCCCGACCGATTACCCATCCCGATCCATTGTTGTCCTCGATGACAACGATCCATCGTCCTCGTGACAATGCCAGGATCTCTGCCTCATCAGTTGCGGTCAATCCTTTCAGTTGCAGAGTGAGAGATTGTGTGACAAATGTTGTCCCATTCTCCCGACTGCTGGTGATCGTGTTGGTCAGACCGGATGCCATACGGACATCATATTGCGTCCCGGCAATTGTTCCAGCGGAATCAATCGCAATTGTTCCCGGTGTTGTGGTGTCCCATGCGATGGTGTCAGAGAATGTGGAAAACCACACTCTCTTGATTCCACCGATCTTGTCTTTGCATGGCTCGGTTCGTGCCGTTGAAATAGTACATGACATGGCTCTTTGCTTTAGTGGTTAGACTTATGCTCCGAGACCATCCAATACTACATCCTCGATGATTCCAATTTGAGTACCAGCGGAGAAACGCATGATCACACGATAATTGTTTGAACCGGTGATGTCAGCCATATCCAGCACTCGTGCCTCTTGCCAGTCATTCATCAGACCCGTTCCAAAGAACAGATTTGATTTGCGAGTGAGGAGCATTGTGGATGCGGTCAGACCGGGGCACATTACCATGTCGATTCCATCGAAATTCAATGGCTTGAAACCAACAGATCCCTCATTTTGGTATCCGTTTGCGCCAACTCCACCGGAGGCAAATCCACCGAGTACACGCATGTACGCACGAGCGACATTCGGAGCGACATAGAAACGAACATCATTCTTTCCGTACACGCTCTGTGGCAAAGCATCGAGCATTGCGCCCAAACGAGCCAGGACATTTGTTGAATCAACTGCGACCGCTGAACCGGCATTGATCTTCTGACCGGCTGGAATCGATGCAGTCTCGCTGATCAGAGTTGCATTAAAACCACCGAATTCTCCGGATGTTCCAGCATCACCTGTCCAAATGTAATTCTCTGCCTCTGCACCAACTTTCTCTCCGACATATGCCAGGAGGTAATCGGTGAAATTTTGTGGGATCTCCTTGTATGCAGAGAAACCCATTTGCAAAGCCTCCCAAGAATCCAACAGATCTTGTTTGCAGAGTTGCAAATTCACTTGCATCTCTTTCGGGGCAATTTCCCGATCAACAAGAGCCAATGAAGAGCCATCGGTGAAATTACATGTGGCATCTGCAATGACATCTCCCAAAGTGAGTCGAGTGACATTTGTCTTATATCGGACATTGGGGAGGATAGTCACCTCCTCGTTGCCGATGGTTGATCCGCTTTGGAGAGCAGCGTTGATGTATTTCCCGGCGTGTTCGCCGGTGAAATTACTTGTGATTGCTGGTGTTGGCATGATTTATCTTTTTTAGCCGTTTATGAATTGTTAATGACATGCAATGCTCTCTCAATTCCGCTCATGTTCCGAGTGAGATTGATCTTGGGCATTGTGGTTGAGGTCTTGTCCGCATCGGGATTTGGCTTGAGTTTCGCCACCTTGCGTTGTGCTGACAATTTCTCCTCCTCCTTTTCTTCTTTCGTTCCGTATCGGTCATCCATGAGAGAGGTCAATTCCTCTTTCATCTCCTTGAGTTTGGCATCCACCATCTCCTCGACCATCTTTTTCATCTCCTCGGTCATTGGCTTGTCCTCCTCAAGGTTGACGATCTCATCCTCCTCCGGATCTTTTGCCTCGACCGGTGCTGATTCTTGCACCTCCTCTTTGACCTCCTCCTTTGGCTCTTCTTCTTTCTCCTCTTTCTTCTTCTTTGCCAATTCCTCGGTCACCTCCTCGGTCTCTTCTTTGACCTCCTCCTCTTTTTGCTCCGGTGATTTCACCTCTGCGATCTTGCTTTCCGCATCGATCACCAGCATCGATCCATCTTCCAATGTGTACTCACCCTCCGGCAATGGCATTTTCTCACCATCTTCAGAGACAACAAACACAACTTGACCGATTGCAAATTCCTCCGCCTCAATGGTTGCTCCCTCCTGGAGTGTGGCGGTGGCTAATTTTGTCATGACCTCTTTGTGTAGGTTGATCGGGATGAATTCCAATACTTTGCTCAAAATGGACATATCAAATGCTTTTCGTTGTAAAATTACTTGCTTTCCTTTTCCTTGATGGAATAATGTTTCAACTTGCTTTGCGTTTTTTCTGATGGTTTTTCCATTAGTCGCTCCGCAAATTGTCCCTCAATCGAGAATCCTTTGAACAATCCCTCTTTCACTCCTTTCCACAATTCATCATCATGCACACGCATTGCAATTGCCCATGAGCCAACCGGCAATGAGAGATTGTACAAAGCGGATTTGTCTTTCTCGGTATCCTCAACAATCCATGATTCAACGACAGATGCTCCTCTCGTTGCGATTTCATGCTCAATGTTCACCGATCGTTGCATTCCAAACTCAATGAATTTCTCCGCAGTCTTTCGAATGGTGTCCTTTGTGAAATAGATATAAAACTCCTCCTCGTTCTGATTGCGGTAAATCAGTTTGTTCGGGATCAATGATGCTCCGATGAGTAATCGTTTGTCCTTGTCCTGGATCGCAAACTTGTGTTCCGAGAGTGCGATGAAATCATCCTCAATGGCTGGTTGATTGACCAATGCAATTGCGGATACCGAGATCTCATGTTCATCCTTGATGATCAGTTCCTTTATTTTCATACTGCTCCGATTCCTTGATTTAACAGATATCCCTCACAACATTTCACATGATATGTGTTGTCCTCACATAGACATGCTCGACTCCCTCCCTTTGGCGATGACCGGGATGGTGTGTTGCTTGGATTCGTTTTTGGTGGTTCGTTATTCTTTGAGTTCGCCAATGCTTTTCAATTTAGATCGTGACCAATTCAATGCAGATTTCCCACCCCATAGCAAAAATGAAATCGTGCCACATGCAGAGGTGTCGGATGGATCGTAATACTCGGACGCTCTTGAGAGATAAGAGTACATGCGTTTGATCGTGTCAACGCTGACCGGTCTCTTTGCTTCGAGATCGGCTGATCGTCTGCGACCGATTGCCGTTGCACATTTCATCCCATGTTTCTCATTGAGCAATCGTCCCCTCTTTGCGTTGTTGCTCACCGCATCGGGATAATCGCTGAACGATTGGAGATAATACTTGATCCGTTTCCGCATCTTACAAAGTTAATCAAAGCACCCGACCATCCTTGATCCGGAAATTGTCAACTCTGAACGATCCATCATCATCGACATGGAGGATTGCACCTCCATGATTCCATTTTGTGAATGCCGTTCGTCTGTATGCCGGTTTCAATTCACAGAAACATCCGGTCGAATAGGTGACATGATTGTCCCCATTCAAATTCCCCTCATGGTGTTCCGAGGTCTGATGCATATGTCCAGCGATGACATTGTACTTTGCCCGGAGAAACATCCCTCGTGCTGGATTGACCGGACTGAATATCGATTGCCCGAATTCATGTCCATGAATGATCATCATCTTTCCGCACTCCATGAGTGTGTTGTCATCCACATATTGGATTTTCAATTCCTCAAAATGGAGGATCTGTTGTAACAATCCAGCATGACCCATTGTCAATTCAAACAACTTTGCCATCTCCGGTGCTTTGCTCCACATGTGATCCTCAACACGCACATCATGGTTGCCCGATTTCCAAATGATTGGAATCTCCGGAAATAGCATCCGCAACCAATAGAGGAATTCACGACATATGACCATCTCCTCATGGATGTCCGGTCTCGCTCCTTTCTTCATCCATCGGGATATTTGCCATGCATCCAATGTGTCACCATTGAGGAGGAGACAATCAATCTCATTCTCCAGGAAATATTGCACACCGATGATGACCGCTTCCTCATCGTGATATGGAATGTGGACATCGGACATGATGCCAACTTTCTTGTGTGGGATGATGAAATTGGGTTTGTCGATCGACCGGGATGATGGCATGTGCCTCATGGCATTTTTGACGATCGTTGATGCATCTGCCTTGATGTCGAGATCAATTGCATTGGCTGGATCAATCTGCCTCCGGTGTCGATCTCCTCTTGATTTTGTGAGATACCGGATGATATCTCTCACATTCTCTTGAGCCTTTGCAATATCACCATCGAACATCTCCGGATTTTCCATGACAACCATCTTTGCCAATGTTTTTTTCCCGATCGTCCCCAATTCCAACTCCTCTTTGTGTCGGACGATGTAATCTCGGACAATCTCCCGGATGCGTTGTTGTTCGTTCATGGTGATATCATTTCATTTATACAACTCGATTTCGTGCGATTCTCCTTTGATAGGCTTGTGCAGAGGTGACATCATCAGCCACCACATATGCTTTCACCGGTTGATCTCTCATCCGCTCGATGCTCTCCGCAATTTGTGATGAGGGATCTGATCCCATGCCTCCTCCCAAGACTGCGACATTTGGCATCGTTGGTTGAGGTACAGATCCTCCGGGTGCACCACCACCTCCAGCACCTCCCATCGGATCGGTGGAGAGTATGTTCCGGACATTGGCAATGCCGGTTGCAAGGGCGATCCCGGCTTGTACAAAGTTGAATGGTGATGCCGGTTTCATGGTCAAAAATGCGGTGACCGATTCATATGTGTTCATCGTTGCTTGTGCGACCGCCAATCCTTTTTGCAGTTCGCTCCCCTCTTTGGCGAATGCTCCGATCACATTGAATGTGTCGTTGGTCAATTTGATACGAAAACTGCTCTTTGCTTTCTCAAGATCCATTGCACCTTTCAATGAGTCTTTCTCATATTGGGCATCGAGGATCTTTCGCTCGTTGAGGAAATCGGCATACAATTGAGTCTCGGTCTGACCGGCTAATGTGAGAGCCATGATTTCATCATCAATGCGTGTCCGTGTGACATCGTATATCTTGTTCTGATTCTCAATAGTTGCCTCCATGCGACCGATCTCATTGGTCATCAGTTCCAACTCTCCCTCACTTTGTATCCTCCGGATCTCCTCCTCGGTTTCTACCTCTGACCGCTTGAGATCGAGTTGCTCCTTTTGGAGACCCATGACATTCATCAATGCCTCGGATCGTTGTCCCTCCAATCGTTCAAGGAGATCGGTCATTTCCAATTCGGCTTGTTTGAGTGCAATGAGATTCTCCTGGTTGCTATTGATTGCATATTGCAATCTCAATGCATCGATGCGGATTTGAATTTGCTCCGCTTCCTTTTCGGTCTGTTCCTCCAGCATCCCCAACAGATCCTCATTGGCTTGGATGCGCTCGGTGAGATTTTGGAATTCATCATCTCTGAATTGTCGGAGCAATTCCTCTTGTCGCTGATATTCTAATTGAATCTCCGCTCTCCGCACCTCTGCCATCTCCATTTCCTTGAGAGCATCGGTCAATACTTGTGCGGTCTTTGTTGCCTCTGCGATTCGTCCGGGAATCTCTTTGGCATATTCCAAGGTCTTTTCCAATGCCTCATTGACCACCTCAACTCCTCCCTCCTCAACTCCGACCATTGCATCCACCATGTCCCTCCCGGCATCCTGGACTGATTTCTTTGCCTCATCAAATTCCAATTTAAACAGATGACCAACTGCCTTTCCGACATGACCCACCGCACTCAAAAATTGATTCATCGCATTGATGCCATACTCCTTGATGGATGTCCCGAAATCCTTGATGGATTGCAATGGATTGCTGAACAGATTGGAGAGGATGTCGAACAATGGATCAGCCACCTCGATGAGGTCATTGAATAGCACCTCAATTGTCCCCATTGCGGTATTGAGCAGATCCACCGCTTTCTGATTTCGTCCGAGGATCTCGACAAACTTATCAAAGGCTTTCATAATCAAGCCAATGCCCATTGACTTCATTGCCAATCCCATTCCCTTGAAACCTTTTGCAAGGGATTTTGTCTCCTCCTTGGTTTTCTTCGTCTCCTCTCCGACTCCTTTCACCTCATCTTTCAACTCCTCGATCTGTTGGAGTGCCTTATCCAACTTTGCCTCCAACTCAATGACTATCTTTTCCATCGTCTCTTGATTTGTTCATACACTCTCCTCCAGGATCGGGGAATGTGATATCTCCCTTTTGCGATTTCCATGTCCTCACTCACTCCATAGTGAGGGATCATTTGCACCATCTTGATGATTTCCGTGATCATATTTCGTGCGCTTGAAAATGGACATGGTCAATATCAATGTCCATTGTGTGTGATGTTGCCAATTTCATTGCAATCGTAATGCTTTGCCCGGCATCAACTCTGAATGTGCCGATCAAATTCAGATGCTCCGCTTTCCGCTCTGCAAAGTTTTGAAATCCGGTTTCATTTCCATCAATAAGGAATGTGAATACTATATCTCTTGATGCATCATGGCTGAATTCCAGCGATGCGGAGACATGGACAATCATGCTCTCATTGGCAACGATCTCACCGGTGGTCAAATCCCAATCAAATCCCTTTCCTTGTTTGATTTGCTCACCATCATAATCGGTGATATTCTCATATGTCGTGCCGATTGATGAATATGTGGTGGTCGTATCCTTGACAATCTCGATGCAATTGGTCAGATGTAATGATTCGGATTTTTGCCGGTGGGCATCGTTCCGCATCACTGCATTGGGGATCGTGTTGAAATTCGGTGATTTCATTTTGAATCCACCCAATGATGTCCACCTTTGAGTGTTGTACAAAGTGAGATCGGATGCGGATGGTGTGGTGTCCCATGTCACCGACATGATGCCCGATCCCCATGTGAATGTTGGAATCGCTCTCACTCTCTCATTGCTGGTGTACAACTTGAATGATGCTTTGCCGGTGATCACATTGTATTTGACCGATTCAATCTGATATCCTCTCCCGGTGATGACCAATGTGTCATTCAATTTCAAGGTGAGCCATTGTGCGATGGTGAGGTACATGTCCACCTCGATGATCCGCATCTTGGGATTGAAGATGGTATCCAAATATTTCTTGAATGTCCGAGAGTACAATGTATCCGTGACCACCACATTGGATGGTGCGATCTCATATCCGTATGCGATGGTCTGATCACTTGATCCGACCGGCACATCATTCCATGCTCTGAAATAGGGGAATGAGGATTGGAGAGTTGGTGTTGCACTATCGTTGTTCATCCACCATTCATCATTCACACTCTCATATCCGCTGAAATACCAAAGCGACAATGGAATCTCCATTGCCTTTCCCTCCGCATCCATAAATGGCATGACCTCCAAATCGGTGTACTGATTGGTCACTCCCGATCCGGTCACTCTCATCATCCTCAATGGTGGCATGATTGCAAATGGGGATTCCACCTCGATGGGATCTCCGGTGAAATCATCACCAGCGTTGTCATACACCACACGACCGAATGTCCGACCAAATGCATCCCTCCATGAGACATTTGCAAGATCCTCCGATTCCGCATGTTTCAACTCGATCCGCTCCGGGAATGGTTGTTTGCGGATGATCTGTTTGATCGTGTGTACCTGGTCGGAGACATCCACATTTGTTCCCTCCGCAATCCAATCATCAAACTTGTACAATTTCAAGTTGTTGACAATTGTCCCTCCTCCGGTTTGTTTCCGCTCCGGTATGCCAACAAGGTTGAATGATTTGATGAATGATGATACAAATTCTTTGATCTTCATGTCGGGCATGACATCAGCCCATTCAAGATCAGATGCCGGTGGCAACAAAGGTGCTTGAATGCATGACCATGTGATGCTGTCAAAGGTCATCGCATTTCCTTGTGTGTTGAGAATCTTGATGCGGTATGTCTCACCAGCGGTGACCGATCGAGTGTATGTGAATGTCTTTGTATTTGATCCGCTCCCGGATGCCGGGACTTGCCAATAATCGTTGACAAGATCATATGTGTTTTGCGGATATGCCACATTGAAAACTCGGATGTACAATGTTCCAGCACCTCTCGTTGCATTGGCAAAATTGATTGTCAATACATGTTGTCCATTGGCTTGTGCCGTGAATATGCCATTCAGATTCAACGCACCGGATGGATCGTTGATGATGGTTGAATATGTATTGAGAATCAATCCCGGATTGATTGTCGGTGGTGGGTATGCAGAGAGAGAAATCGATCCGGTTCTCATCGACCATGTGCCATCAAATGAGAGATCAATGTATCCCTCCTTTTCCATCGGCAACATGTACAAAGAATTCAATTCGGTGTCCAAATCATCTTGCAACTCGATCTGATAATCAATGTGCGCAAACAGATATTCCAGGATCGTTTTGAATCTGAACGATGGTCGGAGTTCATGGTATTGTACCGGTGATCCATCCGATCGTGCAATGGAGTTGACCGCATTCGATGAGATGTCATATTGCATCGCTCCGGCTGATCGTCCACCATAATCAAATACCGGGAACACAACATCTCCGGATTGATATGATCCGCTCCATGATGATGCGATGTTGGTATACGACATCACCATACTTGTCCCATATGTGACATCCCTCAATGTATCCTCTCCAAATTCGGTGAGGATTTGCTTTGTCTCACCATAGAAAATGACCTCATATGAGATCGGCTGGTGATCTGCAATCTCACATGACACCAATTCCAATGTGCCGGAGAATAGGACGATCCCATCCACCGAGATCTCCGCATCGGCTTTCCCATGAGCATCATATGGATCATCGATGTCGAGATTGTACCAATGTGTGAAAATGCCATTGTTCACATCGGTTGCCGGAATGGTGAATGGTTGGCTGAAATCTGCGAACAATCGTCCGAGATCTTGCATGTCTTTCCGTTGCTTGGTCAAAGTGACCACCTCATCATCGAAGAGATCCGCAATCGTCCCGGCTATTTTGAGAGTGATGGTTGTCATATGGTCACCACATTTCGCAGATCGTTAGCAATGTCAAATTGCAATTGGTAGTTGATCAGTTTGTCGCTCTCCTGGAGTTGGAATCGTACTGATGAGTCACTTGCACTCAATGGTCGTGTGCCATGTGTCGTGTCGTACATGAATATCTCCTCCGACATGAGCATCTGTTCAATGCGATCTCGGATCTCCTCCTCTTGATATCCGGTGTTGATGGTGATGGACTGCCTCCCTTGAGTGTTGAATGTCCGATATGTGGATGCGGTGACATCATATGTGGCTGAATTGATGCCGGTGGTCGCATTCTTGTTTTGGAATCGTTGGCGTGTGAACGATGCACTCTCGGTTTTCACCAGCGTTGCCGGG